ATCTTTATATACCATATAAGGAATTATAAGGATCTTTATATACCATATAAAGGATTATAAGGATCTTTATATACCATATAAAGGATTATAAAGATCTTTATATACCATATAAAGGATTATAAGGATCTTTATATACCATATAAAGGATTATAAGGATCTTTATATACCATATAAAGGATTATAAGGATCTTTATATACCATATAAGGAATTATAAGGATCTTTATATACCATATAAAGGATTATAAGGATCTTTATATACCATATAAAGGATTATAAAGATCTTTATATGGTATATAAAGGATTATAATATAATATAGAGGATTATCCAAATATATAAGTTCTTTGTTGTATTACAATGGCTAATATAAAAAATACAATACCAAAGCTAATATGTAACCAATGCGGAGGACAATGTGTAATTCCAAACATTTCAGCTAACTTACAATGTTGTTTATGAGTAAATAAAGACCAAAATAATGCATTTATTACTAAGAATATTACAATAATATTGTAAATAATTTCCATTTTATTGTAAGATAATATAAAAAAATGATAAGTATTTTTAATTAAAAACAAATGATTCCAATTTATACTGACGGTGCTTGTTCTAAAAATGGTTATGCGGAAGCAAAAGCAGGAATAGGAGTGTTTTTTGGTGATAATGATGAACGTAATGTTAGTGCTTTAGTTGATAGTGGTTATAAGCAAACTAATAATGTAGCAGAATTATTGGCTTTTATTAGAGCTATTAAAATTATAGCAAATGATGGTAATAAATACATAATATATACTGATAGTGAATATGTTATTAAGTGTGCTACTAAGTTTAATACTTGGTTGAAGAAAAAAGACAAATCTGAAATTAAAAACTTTGAATTAGTTCAAGAACTTTACCAACTTGTAGAACAAAATAATATTAAATATGAACATATTAAGGCTCACACTGGATTAGATGATGAACATTCTTATGGTAATGAACAAGCTGATAGATTGGCTAATAACGCTATTGGTAATTTTAACATTGTTAAACGTATTTTGTTAAGTATTCCATTTGATTCTAAAGATAAAGCAAAAGAATTAGGTGCTAAATGGGATAAAGATATTAAAAAATGGTATTACGACGGAACTGACAGTAGTGTTATTGAAGAACTTAAAAAATTAGAAATTAAAGAACATTATCTTAATATTCCGTTTGCTAATAAGGATAAAGCTAAAGCATTAGGTGCTAAATGGGATAGTAATGTTAAAAAATGGTTTTATGTTGATAATTTGGATAGTGATAAAATTGCAGGATTATTAAAACTTAGTAAATAAATATAATATATGATTAGTGGAATTATTATTTCAACACCATTAATTGATTTTTATTATTCTTTTAGATTATTTAACAATATTATGTTTATTAGTATAACTGAAAAACTACAATATGGTAATGAAAATATATTATCAAATCTGTATTATTCTTTTTATCATACTGAATTTATTTATGAAACAACGTGGTATGATCTATATCAATTATCATTTTATACTTCTAAATCAATTAACAATAATACTGAAATGATTGTAGATTCTTTTTGGTGTCTTACACATAAAGGTATTGCAAAAATTGTTAATCCTATTAAATATATAAATTATGATAAACCACTAAATAAATTAATATATAAACCATCCAATATTATGATTATTAGTCTTATTGATTGTATAACATCTTCTATTTCTTATGACACTGGAATTATTGAAGAAATTGTTGATACTGTTAGACTATATCATAATTTAGTATTATTTGTATGTTATGCAGAACTTACACTTAAATTAAATACAAATTGCACTGAATTAATTTTAAAATATTGTTATTAAGGTTTCATTTTACGGGAATCAACTGCCCATTCTAATAGATTTTGTTGTAATACTGGATGAAAATCTATTTTATTACTTTTTTCTTTTGTTATTAGATTTTGATATCTTATGCGAAATCTTCCGCTTTCTTTTGATGCAAAGTTTATCCATCTTTTTATTTGTCTTTCATCATCCTTTGTTCTTTTACCATTATAAAAATGACAATACCATTCTATCCAACCTCTAGGTGCTGTGGTTTCATCAATCCAATCTTTATTAATCCAATCTTCATATGAAGATCCTGCTTTAACTTTATATTTATTAATATTTTTATCATATTTTTGAGTTATTAACTTATGTTTTGGTATTTTACTTAAAAACTTAAATTGTTTATGATCTTCTGTAGTGTAAGTAATATTGGTTTTGGGTGATGTGATATTTCTAAAATATGAACCACCAATTATACCTGCATCAAACATTTGATAAGGTGTTAGATCAGGTTTAAATCTTGGATAATCGTTAAATACTAATACCATTATTTTTTTTACAAGATGTAATAAAATGAAATGAATAAAAACTTATTACAAATATATAAACTTTATAATATTGAAACATTTTATCATTTACAAAAATTAAAAAATAACCTTGCTTCAATCTTGCAAAATATTAATCAACTTAAAGATAAATTAAATTCTGTTAAATATATTTATATACTTGAGAATGATATAATATTTGATATATCACAACATATTATTTATAAATGTCTAAAAAATTATAATTTTGATAAAATTAACACTCAACAAAATAATAAATATATGAATGCAATTGAAATACAAACATTAAATACCGAATATTATTTTAAAGATACGATTAATTTTAGTTCGCCATTATATCTTAAAATTCTAGAAGTTATGAACAGTAATTTTCATTTTGTTTTTATTTTACATCCTACCAGCAATATACCAATCGGTATTCGTAAAAATAATAACATTGAAACTACATTATTTCAATTTAATTTTTTTGGCAAAAAATTAGAAAAAAGTATTAATAATAATTTAGCTATTATACTACACGATCACGAGAAAAATGCTTTATTCTTAAATACAAATTATACTACATTTCCTACAATTTATTTTGTTTATGAAGCACGTAATTATATTTTAACAAATCTTATAAATATTTCAAATGATCGTTATCTTGATGAAATGGTAAAATATGTTAGAAATAAAGGTTATGTAGTTAATATACATAGGCAGAATAATCAATTCGTAATGGGATTAGTTCATTAGGGTTTAATTTTTAAACGCACCTTTTAATAATATTTAAACTAATTAGATACTTTAAACACACCTCCTAATAATATTTAAAGCAATTTAGATACTTTAAACGCACCTTTTAATAATATTTAAACTAATTAGATACTTTAAACGCACCTCCTAATAATATTTAAAGCAATTTAGATACTTTAAACGCACCTCCTAATAATATTTAAAGCAATTTAGATACTTTAAACGCACCTCCTAATAATATTTAAAGCAATTTAGATACTTTAAACGCACCTCCTTATAATATTTAAAGCAATTTAGATACTTTAAACGCACCTCCTAATAATATTTAAAGCAATTTAGATACTTTAAACGCACCTTAGAAAGTCAATTTCTTTCGCATACTCATCTTCATTTGGTGTTTCTAATATAATCATAACATTTTTAAGATTTTTAGCAAATGTTGTAAGTGTATCTATAGGTATTGTGTTAGTATCACAGAATAATTGTTCGTGGCGATCTTTTAAAGATCCTTTTGGTGTTTTAGATCCGTTAAAATGTATTACAATTATATTATGTTTTAATTTATTGTAGGCTTCTATAATATCAAAACCTGCCGACCATACGTGGCAAGTATCAAAACAAACTCCAAAATACTTTTTATCAAAATCTTTTGTAAAATTATCAAAGTCATCTATATTTACGATCATTTCAGTTCCTTGACCTGCACCAGTTTCTAATATTATTTTTGTATTTAAATTATTATCTTTAATAAACCTTATAATTTCTAACATAAATTCTTTCATTTGTTTTATACAATCTTCTGGTTTGTTTTTAACATATTTTCCTACGTGTAATATTACACCAATTGCCTTATATCTATCTGCGATTATTAGATCAGTTGTAATTGTATTCATATTTAATTTTATTTGTTTAGGATCCAAAGACGCTATGTTTATTGTATATGATGCGTGTATAACAAAATTACATTCTAGATCTTTAATTGATTCATATTCTTTTATATATTTATCCAAATTAGCTGGAGAACAATTAGACGGATTTGATGTAAATATTTGTAAAGCATTACCCCCATATTTATATAATTTTTCTATAGTTTTCTTTAAAGTTTTTTCACGATTTATATGAGCACCTATTATTTTAGAAGACATTATTACATTATTAATAATATCTTCTAAAATACTTTTTATAATATATTCCATTTTATAATATTTAATTTATAACACATCATTTTTAATTTGTATAGCAAACTTGGTATTATCTTTTGACATATCTAAATAACTTATATTTTTATAAACATTTCTAACAAACTTATTAACACCAGTATAACTAAATACTTTTCCATCTTCTAAATATTCTTTCGCAAAATCTTCAATATTTTCTGGCATTTTTTCTTCTGTTATTAAATTAAGTATTTTTATCAATTGCATAGGATCTTGGATATAAGGAGTAGCCGTCATTAACATCAATTTACACGTTTTATTTTCTATAGCTTTACGTAATACATCTATATTTGGCGCTTCTAACCTTGATAATGATCCGTCAAATAACTTATGCACTTCATCTATTATTATTAAAGTATTACTTAAATTATCTCTAGCATATTTATTTTTATTTTGTAGCATATTTGTAAAAGTTTTATACGATACAGCTATCAAACCTTTATCTATTCTAGCTTTATCATAACATAGTTCCACATTTTTTTGAATATCTTTTAATAATGTTCCACGTGATACCCAGATTACTGAATATTTTTTATCTATAAAATTACGTGCTACACCTAGCCCTAAACAAGTTTTTCCTGAACCAACATAATGCCAACATAATATACCTTTAATATCTTTAGATGGTTCAAAATAATCTTTTATCATTATTTGTGTTGGTGTAAGTTCAAACTTACCATAACACGATGATTTATTATTACTATATATTTCATAATACTTATCATATAAAGTATTCTTAAAATCCAATACATCTTCCGTCATACCATTACTCGATATAAAATTAGTTTTTAAACTTCTTGTATAATTACCAAATAATAAATCTTGAATGTCTTGCAATTCAAAATAATCTATTGAAGCATAATAACATATCTTTGTTAGTTCTTTACTAAAACTTATATCTTGTTTGGGCGTAGGATAATATGAATATATTATCTGTTTTGTTCCATCTGGTAATCCTATATGACCACAAGTTCTTCTTATTCTTCCTATTATTTGATTTTCTTCATTATCATAAATTATTTTTGAAAAAATATGCATATACTTTACATCAAATAAATCTATACCTTCTTTATAATATTTATCTATTACAAT